CCGTGCCCCGCTGCGGGCGCGTGCGCCCCCGGCGCGGCTGCGGGCGCGTGCGCTCCGTGGCCTGCAACAGACGCCGCCGCAGCGCCCGCAAGCGCAGCCTCACCCGACACAGCAGGCATGTGTGCGGCTGCAACGCTCGTCTCTGCGGCAGCGGCGGCGCCGCGCGCAGACACGCCCATACCAGCAAACGCCGCGGTCAACCCCTCGACTGCCGCGATCGCGCGTTCGGCCAGCACGGTGATCGCTTCAAGCCCGCGGTCTGCTGCGGACAGCGATCCTTGGTCGACCTGGAAGCCTAAGCTCGCGAACAGTTCAGCAACAGGTGCGCTCATGACACGATCTCCTCGTTCGGATCAGCATTCGCCGCCGAGTCTAGTTGATCGTACATGTCGAGCACTTCGATCGCGTCCATCACATCGTCCAGAGTCCAGAGCGTTTGAATTTCAATCAGGCTCGAGCTGTAGCGCTTGGCAGTCGCAACACGATGAATCATCCAACAGACATCCTTGGGAACGTCTACGCTGACTGTTTTGCCGCGCCGGGGCTTTGGCTTGTAAGCCCCATACCGGCGAAAAAACTTGCGAAGTTCACCTCTAAGCAGAAGCCGAGCCACTTGACGAAGCTTGCATAGTCGCCGGAAAACTCGCCAAGCTTCATGAGCTTCGCGAGCGACACACGTGTATCTTTTTCGTCGACAACGTCAGTGGACTTCGCGAACGACTGCACGAAGTCTTGGAAGTCGCCGTAGCTGAGCTGAGTCATAAACTCGCCGAGCGCGGCAGACACAGTGTCGACGTCCAGTTTCGGCTTGCCGTCTTCACCGATCGAGCCAGCCCACTGTCGCAGCAGTGCCGCAACGCTCGGGCCAACAAGCTTGGCCAACTTGAAGAACAGCCGTTGACCGTCTTCACTGCCGAGGGTCGTAACGCAGTAGGTGCGCTCACCAATTTCACGTGTCTGTGACTTCAACATGAAGTCATTTTAGCACGGGATAATCGCGACTACTTCGGGTCCGCAGGCGGGACAATCACAGTCGACTTTGAGGCTTCGACAAGTGGCACAGTGGCCCCGCCGAGCTTGTCAGGCGTTGGCCACTTGGTTGCGTCGATCTTCAGCACAGGCGCGGGCGGCCGCTGCGAGACTGCGGGGATCTGCACGCGCGGGAACAGCGAAAGAAACTTCTGCACGCTCGAAAGCGCGCGATCGTCTTTGTCAGTCTTCGTGAGCTTGACGAGCTTTTCAATCGCCGGAACTGCGAGCGTAAACACGGCGATCAGCTGCAGCACGACATATACGAACGAGCGGTACGGCTCGGGCAACAGTTGCAACAGTGCGGCGTAGTCCATCAGAACTTAGTCGCTACCGCCGAAGAATGCTTCGCCGTTCGCGATGCGAATGACCCACTCGTATTCCTTCGCGGACTTGCCCCACGTTGGTTTCGGCAGATCCTTCACCCAGCACTCAGGGCCGGTGACCACGAGACGTCCGTTGCTGTCTTCGATGCGACACGCAACGATATCGTTGCCGTTGCTCGAGAGCCGCTGCGCCGCGTACATCGCGCTGAGAATGTCGTTGCTGTCGCTGGTCTGCATCAGCGAGATCGTGAGCTTCGCCATGCGGTTCATGTTCAGGCTGCGCGAGCACTCGCCGTCGACGCCCACTTCTTCGAGTGTCGCTTCTTCGTCAAACTCGAACTTAGCCATCGTGTCGGAGCTAAAGCCCTGCATTTTGTTGCCGCCAACGATGACATGGAACGCGTTCGGATCGAAAATCTTGCTCATGATTATCCCGTGCTCAATCTGATTCTAGCACGCGCCCGCGCGCCGTGTTTCAAACGTCGAGGGTGGCGCTAACGTCGATCTCGTGGATGGCGCCGGCCAGACGGCCCGTCACTTCGACGCCGGGGAACAGACGCGCGGCGCGGTCAGACGGAGCGATGTCCGCCACCTTCTGACACGAGACGGTCGGGGCCGGGTCGGCGGTAAGCACGCCCTGACGCACCGCAATACCGTTGACGGCCGCGAGCTCGCTCTTGATCTTGACGCCGGACGCATCGGTGTACGGCAGCTTCGGCGAGCTCGAAAGCAGCGCGAAAAGCCGCTCAGACCAACGCGACTGCAAGAAGTCGATATCAACGGTCGTGTCGATATACTCACCTGACGCCGTGATTCCCCAACGTGTGCCGTCTTGATCGGCGACGTCCACGTAGAAGTTGCCGCGCTTGGCCGCGATGGCGTTCTGCTGGGTCTCTGACAGGTTGTCGACCGCGACGCCTTTGAGCACCTTGAACGCGTACGTTGCGCCGCCGGGGCCGTAGGGCAGCACCGCGCCGAGCCATGCTGCGCCCGCGAAGCTGTCGTACTTGCCGCTGTAGATCAACGCGCTGCGCGCGTGACTCAGGGCCTTGTTCGTGTACATGATGTCGGTCGTTGACGCGGGATCCAAACACAGGCTGTCTGCCGTGTTGCAGATCATGAGCGCCTGAATCGTCTCAACGTAGGCCGCGGCCGCCGTGATGCGCACCGAAGACTGGTTGTCCAACACGAGCCCGTACCACTTGCTGTCGAGCAAACGCAGCGCGCCGAGCTCAGCTGCAAGGTTCGTCGCGGGGGTGATGTCTTCAAATTCGTACGCGCCTGCGCTCGTGCCCTTGGCGACATTCACGAGCTTCGCCGCGGCGTCGACCGTGATGTCAACGTAGGTGTTGCTCACGCCCGTCGCGCTCACGCCTGCGAGCGCATCAATCGCAGCTGCGATGCCTGTGCACACCTCGGTGAGCGTCGCTGAACTGTCGCTGGTGAACGTCCACGCGAGCCCTGCAACGGTGCCTGAATAAACGGTCGTGTTGGCCGCCACAGGCGTTAGACGGATCTTCTGCGACCACGTGGTGGACAGCTTGAGAATCTTGAACGAGCTCGGGCGCGGGTTCTGCGAACAGATTTCCTGCGCGGCCAGGTAAACCGGGTCGGTTGTCGCAAAGCCTTCGGCTACGAGCGTCGCGAGCGCTGAGCTAGGGGAGTAGCTGCGCACGTACTCGGACGCGCCCCAGTGCGTGTGGTAGCCCGCGATCGCGATGGTCGCGAACGAAGCCTTAGAAACCGTCTGCGTGCCGCGCTTGATGGTGATGTGGACGATGTCTTCAATTGCCATGATCTACAATTATCCCGGGATTATCCCATCATTCCACAGTTATCAGTTCGTCCACAACATTGGGTGGCGCGGGCAAAACAGAGCCGTCTTCACCTTCGATTCTGCTGGTAAAACCGATGGACGTCAAAGTAGGAATCTCGGCGTCGTCTGCGTCGGTAATCACACACGTTACGCGCCAGGTTGCGGCCGCGATCGACTCGAAACGCTCTTCAAAAGGTGCGTCAAACTGCGCGCCCGCGGACATACGCAACACCGCAATCCCCGCAGCTTCGAACGTGTCGATCGTGCTCGGGCGCGTCAACGCAGCGCGCAGCTTCTCAAGCCAGAACTGCGCCGACTTGTTGCCAGCCTGCGAGCGCGACACAACGCGCACACCAATGTCGAATTCGCGATGCCCGATGACAGTTGGTTTCGACATGCCCGTCGTGCCGTCAGACCACTGCGCATAATCGACGCCAACGTCAACGATGTTCATTGGACCGCTCAGAATCACTTCCGCCGGCAGCTTCAGCGCGATCGCGACAGGTTTATTCTGCATGCGCACGGGCAGCGACACGACGCTCTTAGCCCAATCGATCAGCGTCGTCTGGATCAGATCAATGTCCATCGTTATCCCTGATCTCGAAGCTGGCAGATCCGATCATTTGCGACGTAGCGATCAGCGGCTTTTTGCCTGAAGGCAGGTAGTCCCCCGCTGTCGAGTGCCCGAGTTTTTCAAGCGTGCTCTTTGCGTTCGGCGGCGGGACGCCTTCGCTAATCGTCTGCTTCACAAACCCGACAGCAGCTTCACCGAGCAGGCCGAGTCCCTGATTCACACCCAACTTACCTTCGATGATCCCGCGCGCGATGCGCTCCTGCAACTTTCGCAGCTCGGGGCCGTGACGCTCGAGTGCGATAGTCAGTGCTGGCCGCGCAGGAATCGTAGACGTGCCGAAATGATTCCAGGTCGCGATCTCCGCAACGGTAGCTTCGCGCCCGTGATCATCCTTGTGCGTTGCTGCGCCCTTTTCGCCGATGAATCCGACAGCAACAGTGGGCATGCGCGCGCCAAGCTCGCGAAGCTGTTCCAACAGCTTGTTTTTCTTGACGACTACGCCGCGACCCATCTGGTCAACCCATCCCGTCGAACCCGCCCGAGACGAGCAACCTGATCGGCAACGCGCGGACCATTTCATCGAACTTCTTGCCGTACGCGGTCGCGGCCTTCGCGTCGATACGCGCATTCTCGCCGAACGCGCTCATGCACAGGATGTGTGCAGCCTTCGTGAACACGCCGCGTTCGTAGCGTGTGCCCCACACAGTCACGGAACAGAACGCTTGAGCTTCGGTCAGCGCGCCTGTGACTGCCGCAGGCACAAGCTCGTAGATCTCGGCAAATTCCGGGAAAGCCGACACAAAAGTTGTGGCGTCGACTGCCATCAGTCTGCGTCGACTTTCTCGACGTCATCGTCTTTGGTCAGCTCTTCATGACGCTTGATCAGCGCCGCGCGAATCTCGTTTCGCCCGTCTTGCTGGATCCA